TCGCAAATGCCCGCATCTGACTTAGCCGCGCGGATCAAAGCGAAGAAAGAAGCAGCGGGCGCAACCTAACAGGGTTTCGCAATGGCTCTTTCCGATTTGGCCGTGTTTTCAGAGTACGCTTACTCTGCAATGACGGAAGTACAGGACCAGCAAATTGAGCTGTTCAACGCAGCGACGCGCAACGGCATTTCAATGCAGAGCGGAGCGCGTACTGGCGACTTCTCCGACCGCGCGTTTTGGCAGAAAATGAGTGGCCTTGTCCGCCGCCGTAATGCGTACGGCACCGGTTCTGTTTCCCCGATCAAGCTTGAACACTTGACGGACACGATGGTGAAGGTTGCGGCGGGTACGCCTCCCATTGAAATCAATCCGTCGCAGTTCAGTTGGATACAACGTAACCCGGAAGAGGCGGGCGCGGTTATCGGGCAACAGCTGGCAGGCGACGCGCTTGCCGACATGCTCAACACTTCGCTTCTGGCAGGCCGGGTTGCGCTTTCGAATACTTCCGCAGTGTTTCACAACCTTGCCGCTAACATGAGCGTTACCGGCTTCATTGAGGGCGCGGCGAAGTTTGGCGACCGTGCGAGTTCGATTGTCGCATGGGCAATGCACTCCAAACAAATGCACGACGTTTACCGGAGTGCGGCGGCAAACAGTACGACACTGTTTGTCTTCAACACCATCAACGTAATGCAGGACGGTTTCGGGCGCATTCTCGTTATGACGGATAGTCCTGCGCTTAATGTCCCGCTCGTCCCCGCCGTTCCCGCCGATCCGGGACCGCCAGCAGCCGAAATTCCAGCCGGTTATTTCGCGCTAGGTCTTGTGAGCGGAGGCTTGATCGTTGAGCGCAACAACGACTTCGACGACAATGTTTCGACGCTCAACGGTGACGAAAACATTACCCGCTCGTATCAAGCGGAATGGACTGCTAACTACGCAGTCAAGGGTTTCTCTTGGGACAAGACGAACGGGGGCAAGTCTCCGAACAACGCGGCGCTCGGTAACGCAACAAATTGGGATATCTACGCGACTTCCCACAAAGACCTTGCTGGCGTCTGCGTCAGGACGCTCTAATCCGACTGACAAGCAAGAGCGGGCGTTGTTGCCCGCTCTTTCACAACCGGAGTTTAGATCATGGCCGTAAAACGACCCTTAGTCCTTTTCTACACCGCAGACACCGCGCCTAGCGAGGCTGAAATCGAGCAAGCGCAGGATTACGAATGGGGGAACGTCGCTTACCGCACCGCTGCTTTCTTCGAAGAAGACCTAGAGCCTTGCGACGCTGTTGCGGGCGTTGCGAGTGTGACAGCGTTCTACGCAAAAAATGGCGTAAAGCACGCTGACGACTACAAGCCAGCTCGTTCAACTCGTTCAACCCGTGCGACGGCGGACGCGGAGAAAGCCAAGGGGGAAGCCAAAGCGAAGACCGACGCAGCCAAGGCGGAAGTCAAGGCGGAAGCAGCCGCGCCCGCGAGCGATCCCTTGTGGGCAACCGCGAAGAAAAATAGCTAAGGGAAGAGCGCGCCATGGCTTTGATTGTCGAAGACGCGACCGGGCTAGCCAACGCCGAAAGTTACGTGTCTGTCGCGGACGCGGACGCATACACGGCTGCGCGCGCTCTTGCATTCCCCACTTGGTCCGCTGCGTCTTCGACGGAAGCCGTCAAGGAAGCGTCTTTGCGTCTCGCGACGGAATACATAGAAATTAAGTACGGGCCGCGTTTCCTAGCGGAAAAGCTTGTCGCCACGCAAGCGCTTTCTTTTCCCGATGCGGGCGGGTTTGTTCCTTCCGCTGTAATTCGCGCCACAATCGAGCTTGCCGTTATTGCTCTTGCCGGTTCTCTCTGGAGCATTGAAGACAATTCGCGCGTGATCATCGAAGAAAGTAAAGGCGTTGGGCCGCTGAAAAAAAGCGTCAAATACAGCGACCGCGAAGGTTTGCAGAAAGTTTACCGTCAGATTGACACAATGTTGCAACCGCTGCTTAGAAGCGGTGCCGTTCTTCGCACGGTGCGGATATGAGCGTTTACGTCGAAGATATCGCAACCGCTGTAGAGCTGCTAGGCGAATTCGGCGCGATTGCTTCAATCCAGCCTATGCGAGAAGGGGAAAGCGTAGTCGGTAAGCCGTGGCGAGTAGCCGTTGACTTAACAAACCCCGCAGACGCTTTCAATGCGTACTGCGTCATAATCCCGAAAAGCGGAGTTAACGCAGCGACGCTAGACCCTTACGAGAGTATCGCTTACGCGCGTCCGGTTGATGGCGTTTCTCCCATAACTAAAGAATGCGTTTTGACGGACGCGGGCGGAAAAGTTTGGCAGATTAGAAGTTCCGATTTGCTTTCGCCCGATGCGTCAAGCGTAGTTCTTTACACTTGCGAGTTGGTCAAATGGCCGTCGGTCTAATCGAAGCTACGGACGAAATGTATAACGTAGTTGAAGCGGCATGGGCGAAAGCCTGTCTCGACGCGCTCGAAATGATCGAACCGGGCGAACTGATCTTCGACGTTATATCCGTTGACATGCAGTCGCAAGCCGACGCGAAAACGACCGTATGGGCGCGCGTGGCGAAGCAGACGACGGCGGGCGACCGCAGGGCCATAGGCGGGCGCTTGTGGCGAAACGCGGGCCTCCTACAGGTTCAAGTCCTAGTGCCGATGAAGCCCTATGGGCGCGCGGCGGGCACCATAGCCGAGACGCTTGCGGGCATAGTCCTAGGCGTCATTCGCGGACACGCGAACGGAGCCGTCGAGTTTACGACGGCTTTCGCTTCCCCTGTCGGTTTCGAGGGGACTGCGTACCGCTTCGACGTTACGTCGGAATTCAGTTTCTATACAGCAAGCGAAGAGGCTTAAAAAATGGCTAGAAACACCACTCCTTCAAACGTCACTTCGCTTGCTTTTGCCGAAGAGGCGAGTATTGGCGTCCTTCCCGTAACTCCAGTTTGGTTTATGCTTGAGCCGAATAGCTACGGCGATTTCGGGGCGGAAGTTGAAACTGTTGCGCGGCAACCTATCACTTCCGACCGGCAGATGAAAAAAGGCGTTGTTGTCGGAATTACGTCAACAGCGGACTTCGAAAACGATCTAACCGACGACAACTTGCCGCGCTTTATGCAGGGGTTTGTTTTCGCGGACGTTCGCACGAAAACCGAACTCAATGCGACGGCGGCAACATCGGTGCATTACGTTGTTCCCGCAAACGGTACTGACTTCGTTGCGGGCGATCTCGTCCTAGCGAGCGGTGCCGCAAATGCCGTAAACAACGGTTTGAAGGTTGTCACAGGATCAACCGGAACAACGGTTGTTGTTTCAGGTCTTGCGGCGGAAACGGTAGCTATCTCTCTCGTACACGTCGGCCACGAATTTGCGTCTGGAGACGCGGAGATTGTCAAGGGCGGCGGAACATTGCCCACGCTGATAACCACGACGAAAGACCTGACGGATTTTGGTTTTATCCCCGGCGAATTCGTTTATCTCGGTGGCGACGTTGTAGCGAACACTTTCGCGAACGGCGCAAATATCGGATGGGCTCGCGTCAAGAGCGCGGTAACAAACATCATCACGTTCGATAAGACCGATCAGGAATTCGTGACTGACGACGGAACTGGCAAGAGCTTCCGACTGTTCTTCGGCAAGGTCTTGAAGAACGAACAGGCTGCTTTGCAGGTTCGTCGAACGTATCACGTTGAACGGCAACTAGGCGCACCAGACCCGGCGTCTCCCGCGCAAATTCAAGCGGAGTACGTCAAGGGCGCGGTTCCTAACGAAGTCACGTTGTCCTTTGGCGAAGCTTCTATCATCACGCTCGACATCGCAATGATGGGGACCGACTACTTTACGCGAGACGCAGCGACAGGGCCGATTGCGGGGACACGTCCCGCGCTCAAGGAAAGCGACGGCTACTCCGCAAATAACGACGTGAAGCGAATTCGCATGTCGTCGGTTCCTGTGGGGGCTTCTTCGCCGGTGCCGCTGTTCAACTTCGTGCAAGAGCTTGATATTTCGATCAATAACAACGTGTCAGAAAATCGAGCGATCAGCTACGCCGGATCAATCGACATGAGCGAAGGCATGTTCGAAGTTAGCGGCGCTTTGACTGTGTACTTCGCTACGGTTGAGGCGGCGAACTCTGTTCGCAACAATGCGGATATAACGCTAGACGTTGCGGCATCAAAGCTCAACAAGGGCTATGCTTTCGATTTGCCACTTATCACTCTTGGCGAAGGCAGAAACGAAGTTGAAGCGAACGAGCCGATTACAATAGAACTTGAGGCAATGGCGGCAAGTGGTGCGAAATACGACGTGAACATGAACCATACGCTTTGCATCACGTTCTTCGACTATCTGCCAACTGTTGCCGCTTCCCGCGTGGTGTAGCAGTTTGACTATTGGCAGGTAAGGCGGGCGCAGTTTCAAGGGGTTGTCTGCGCCCGCCACTTCAACCCCTCAACCCGTTAAGGACGGAAGAATGTCAAAGTCTATCTTTTCGCAGTTTGGTACAAACACAGATTTGGAGCGTTCGGGACGTTGGGTTGAATTCTACGGTGACGATTGCCTTTACAAGTTTTTGCTAGCACGCGCAGGCGGCGCAAACGAAACCTATCAGCGCAATCTTTTGCAGGCGACAAAGCCTTATCGCAAGGGTTCGGTTGACATTGAAGATTTGCCGCCCGCGACGCAGCGGCAGATAATGATTAAAGTCTACGCGGAGACAGTCATTCGCGACTGGAGCGGTATCGTTTTCGAAGACGACGGGCCGGAAATTCCTTTTAGCGTTGACAACGCGAAGCGCTTGCTTGCGGACGCTCCGCAACTGTTCGACTTTATCGCAGCCGAGGCGAACAACTTCCGCAACTACATGGAAGCGAAGCGGAGTACAGACGCAAAAAACTAACGGAAGTCTTGTTGTTTCGTTTACAGCAAGGCGACTTTTTAGAGACGTTGGTTTTAGAAAGCTTAAAACGCGGTTTGCCTTTGCCTGACGTTGTGGCGAATGCCCCTGAAATAGTGGATGAAAGCTTAGGCTTTTATTTAGCCGCGTTTTACCAACTCGACACGCAACGCATCCGCGAGGGCGGGCCGATACCGATCATGTCGATTTGGTCTTACGCTGATCGTTTCGAGTTGAGAGGCGACGATTGCGAAGATTTCGTTTACACGATCCGACACATAGACGCAGACTATTTAGCGCATCAGAAAGATAAAAACAAAACTCGCGACAAGACGACAGGCAAACGAACAAAAACGAAAAGTGAGCGCGGCAATGTCCCGAAATGATCTCGACGCAGCCGCGCTTGCTTTTATTCGATTGTCCCGAATGGTTACGGAAATGACGAACGAAGCGAAGAGAACGCTTGCGCGGGAAGTTGTAAAAACAGTTGTACCCACAACGCCGGTTTTAACTGGCAAGGCGCGCTCGAATTGGCTTGCGTCGAATGGCTTCCCCCTTTCGCGCATCAATTCCGCCCCGCAGATAAGCCTGAGCGGCGCGCCGTCCTTCGCAGCTCTAGAGCGGGCAATTCTAGGGGCGCGCCCTGGCGTTGATATGTACATCCAGAATAGTTTGCCCTATATTCGGCGCTTGAACGCAGGCTATAGCCGACAAGCGCCCGCTAAGTATGTTGAGGCGCAAGTTGATCTAGCAGCTAGCATGTTTCCAGCCGCTTTTGCTGCTGTAGTGCGTCGAAGGGGGTTGCCGTGACCGTTATCCCGATTTTAGTGCGAATTAGCGAACAAGGCGCGGAAGCTGTTCGCAGGCGAATTCGCGACTTAGGCGGCGAAAGTAGAACCGCAATCGGGCCGGTAAACCTGCTAAAGGGCGCGTTGCTGGCGTTAGGCGCGGGCATAAGCTTAGGCGCGGCATTCAATACCATTCGAAGCTTCTCGAAAGAGCTTGGCGTTGTGCAAGCCGTTAGCGGCGCAACAGATGCGAAGATGAAAGAGCTACGCGCCGAATTCGAACGGCTAGGATCAACAACCGCGTTTAGCGCTTCGCAAGCCGCAGAGGGCGCGGCATTTCTTTCCCGCGCGGGTTTCTCTGCGGATCAAACGCTAACGAGCTTGAAGGACACGCTCAACCTAGCGCAAGCGGGCGCTCTTGATCTTGCGAGCGCGGCGGATATCTCTTCGAATGTTCTAACCGGCTTCAATATGAACGCTTCCGAAATGGGGCGCATTGTTGACGTAATCGCTTATGCTGCAAACAATTCGAATACGTCTGTGCAACAGCTTGGCGAAGGTATGAAGTACGTCGCACCACTGGCGGCGGGTCTTGGCGTTTCTCTTGAAGAAACAGCCGCCGCAATCGGTAGAATGTCGGATGCGGGTATTCAGGCGAGTATGGCCGGAACTTCACTTCGTGGAATTCTGATAGAACTGTCAAAGCCGAGCGACAAGCTACAGAAAGCTTTAGCGCGTGTTGGTTTGTCTGCCGCTGACGTTAACCCGCAAATTCACAGTTTATCCACGATTATGAACACGCTTAAAGACGCGGGGTTTAACGTAACAGACGCAATCGAGGGAATGGAAACGCGGAGCGCCGTAGGCTTCCAAGCGCTTATTGCGAATGCAGCCGGGTTGTCGGAACTGAGCAAGGGTCTAGACGGCGCGGCGGGGGCGGCAGAGCGCACGGCAGACGTTATGCAGAACAACGTGAACGGCGCTGCATTGTCCGTAATGTCTGCGCTTGAGGGCGTTATTCTAACGGTCGGTCGCCTAGGTCTTGAAATGGTTATATTGGTTGCGCTTCAATCCTTGGCTACTGTTCTTCGACTTATCGCTAGCGCGCTCGAATTCTTAATTCCGTTCGCGATAAACCTTGGGATCGCGTTCGCAATCCTTAACGCGGGGTTGGTCGTGTCAACGGCTATCCTGTGGGCAAAGATAGTAGCTCTTGAAGCTATTGCCGTTGCAACTTGGCTTTGGAACGCGGCAATCTTGGCTAATCCTCTTGTCGCTCTTGGCGTTGCTATCGTCGCGATAATCACACTTTTGATTATGTTCGCAGACAGGATCGAGCCGGTTCGCCTTGCGCTGCTTTTTATTCAAGCCGTAGGCATCGAACTAGGCAACGTAATAGCCGAGGTTTGGGCAAGTTATATCAAACCTGTTTGGGATGGTTTTGCGACGGCGGTGCAAGTCGTTATCGAATGGTTGAAGAATTTGCTTAGCTGGATTGGCGAGCTTGTTACATGGTTTGCCAGATTGACCGGAAGTGTTAGCGCGTTCGGCGCAAGCGTTAGCGCAACATTCGAAAAATTGAACAAGGGCTACATTGCCGCTAGAGCTAACGCTTCAAATTTGACAACGGCAACAAACGACAACACGCGCGCGCAAGCGAACCTTGGCACCGAACTCGACGCGAATAACTCTTCGATGCAAGGGCTAACGGCGTCAACGAACGAATTCGCTAGCGCTGCGCAATCGGCGGGCGTAACCGGCGCGAATGCTTTCGACGGGATCGCAGCGAGCGCAACCAAAGCCGCGACCGCGATCAGCGGGGCCGGGGCGGCGGCGAAGGTTGTCTCCGTACCAGCTAGCCGCTCGTCAGGTGGTGGCGGTGGTGGCGGCTTCCGTAATCAGTTTGGAAGCAACACAGGGGGCACTGCGGGGCGCGGGGGCGGCATTTCGGATATGACGCGCTATATGAGCGGCGGCGGGTCTTCGATCTACCGGGCAAAAGACTACGGCGGCTTTGCGACAGGGGGCGGATTCACGGTTGGCGGCGCAAGCGGCACCGATAGAAACCTCGTAATGTTTCGCGCAACGCGCGGCGAAGACGTTCAAATTCGTACGCCCGCGCAACAGCGAGCCGAGGGCGGGCGCGAAAGCGGAAGCGGTGAAAGCAGGAATGTCGTTATCGAAAAGGTTGAAGTGAACATTATGGGCGTTAGCGATCCTAACGACTTCCGGCGTACAGAACGGCAAATGGCGCGGCAAATGGCGGGCGCTCTATCAAAGGCGGTTAGCTGATGGCTTTCGACGACGTTCGCTTAAATGTTCACATAGAACAAGGTTCGCGCGGCGGGCCGGGTTTTAAAACAACAGTCATTCCTACGTCAAGCGGGAAAGAGCAACGTGTTGCGGAATGGCTTCACGAGCGCGGCGAATGGGATGTTTCCTACGGCATCCAAAACAAAGAAGACTATCGCGAAATTTACGATTTCTTTCGAAACAGACGAGGAAGATTTCGCGGATTTCGTTTCAAAGATTGGGCTGATTACAGCGCGGCCAACGAACTGTTAGGGACTGGCGACGGCTTAAGAACCGTGTACCCTCTAACTAAGGATTACGGCTATTACAAGAAACGGATAACCCGACCGATTGCCGGAACGGTTACGGTTACAATCGACGCAACGCCAAAGGCTACGGGGTGGACGCTCAACGCAGCTACGGGGGTTATAACCTTCACTGACGACGTAGCCCATATCCCTGCTGACGGCGCTCTTGTTCGGGCGTCTTTCGATTTCGATTTGCCTGTTCGTTTCGACATAGATCGTCTTGACCTTCGTACGGTTTGGGAGCACGCGGGAAGCTTTCCCGACATCGCGATTATCGAACTCTTGGAAGACGACGACGAGTTGCCCACATGAAGAACATAAGCACGGCGCTGCGCAGTCTAATCGGGCTTGACGGCTTGAACTTATGCCGCGTTTGGAAGATCACGCTTTCTAACGGCGTCGCTTTCCGTTTCACAGACTTGAACAGCAGCGTAATGTATGCGGGCGAAGTGTACCGGGCAAATCCGGGCATTACTGTTTCGGCTGTTCAAACAGAATTAAACGGCGGTCCTTCCGACGCGACAATAGACGTTACGTTGACAGACCAGTACCTGACGCTCGAAATGGCGCGTCGCGGGTCGCTTGACAGGGCGTCTATCGAAGTTCTCGCAATCGACTACCTAAATCCCATTGTGGGCAACATTCCGCTCTTCAATGGCGTAGTGCGGGAAGTAAACGCTCACGATACGGGTTATTGTACGTTGAGCGTTGGCGGCAATCTTCTAGCAGGGGATCGAAATCTTGTCGAAAAATACAGCGAAACTTGTCGCAATGTATTCGGAGACACGATTTGCGGCGTTGACGTGGAAGCGCTCGGTACGACAATCGAGATTACCGAAGTGGGGGCGCGCGGCGGATGGGCGGGATCGACTGATCTAGCCGCCACGGCTGCAAACTATTTGCGGCTTGGAACTGTTCGCTTTACGAGCGGAGACAGCGACGGGCAAGTCTACGAGACGGGGGCGTTTCAGCTTATAGCGGAAGTTCTGGACCCGCCCGCCCCGGCAACCGGGCGGTTTTTCTTTCTGCTTAAGACGCGCTTTCGTGTTCAAGTTGGCAATACCGCGCGGATTTTCCCCGGCTGCAATAAGTTCGTAGAAGCCGACTGCTTTGACAAATACGCCAATGTTGACAACTTTCGCGGAGAACCATTTGTGCCTAACCTAAGCTTTTCTGTGTCAAGCGATATCGTTACAAAGACGACATCAAAACAAACAGGTAGCATTACGGAAACGGTTCAAGTAAGCGACACGCCCGGCGAAGCTACTATACGAATTCGGTTTGTCAAGTAGGGGAAACACCTTGAAACAGCCAATCAACTGGGGTTATCGATACGCGCTAACCCCTAGCCACCGCCGTTGGGACCGAACAACGAAAAGCGGGAACACGACAACACAGAGAATAGGAACTGGCGCGTATACGTGGCAAACTGTCGTAACCGAAGACGTTAAGATACCTACTTATTCGACTACGGTTTCTGTTACAGGTGGCGTGCGCTCGATTTCGAATTTAGACTTACAAAGTACATGGGGGCAACCAATCCCTCTTTTATGGGGGCATACTCGCGTTAAAGCTTTGCCGATTTGGGCTAGTATGCCAGAAGAAAGAACGAACGGAAACAGGCCGCCCGCGCAAGTTGTTAGCGGTTCGCCATTCCCCGATTACGCAGTGTAAGGAAAACGAAATTGTCGGATTTTCCCACATACGCGCCGCCGCCCC